TGAGCGACCCTGTCGTTGATTGATTCCGCGCTCTGCCGCTGTAGCTCGATGAGGTTGAGGTGGTTGCTGATCATGCCGCGATCCCCAAAACCTTGTTCATGCGCTCATCGAGGATTTCGTAAAAGGTTTTGACCTGCTCGCTCAGCTTCCGGATCAAAACCTCATCCCGGTAGGCGCGCTTGATGAACAGGGGCATCCCGGGCCAGTAGCACACGAAATCGATCCATTCGCGCTCCGACACCCACAGGCCTCCTTGGCACTGTGCGATATGTTCTTTCGGGATCTCGCCGCCAAGGATCACTTCCACCTGCAGCTTCGGAAGCTTGGTTTTGATCTCCGTGAGGCCTTCTTCAAGCACCAGGGAGTCGGGTGAGTAGCCAATACCGTGGTTCAGGATAATGCCGACCTGAGTCGTCTTTACTTCTTCGCGATCCTCGTACAGGACTCGCGCTGCACCTTCTAACTCATGGCCGCGTTCAGTGTGGCGGTTGCCGGTGAAAGGATCTGCTATCTCCCCGGTGATGCGTTCGCCGATCAGGGTGCTCATGTAGGTGAAGGCGCCGGCGCCAAAACCTGCTTCACCTTTGCCATTGACCAAAAGGCAGTCCAATTCCGAATAGGTGACGATGCCCACTCGAAGCAAATGCCGCCGGATTGCTCCGACTCTTCAATCAGGGTGTTGCACTTCAAGCACGACCCGAAGCGTTCGGGGGCTGGCGGCTGAAAATTCATGACCTTCTCCATGTGGTTGATCCAAAAAAACTCGGCTGCACTCATCCATTCCGCTGGTTGCCGTTGGGCGCGGAGGGGAGTGCATGCGGGTTGGGTCGGGAAGGGTGCCCAGGCCCACTACTGGCGACGGCCTGGGTTTGCAGCATCAAGTTGTCCTGGTGCGATGGGGTGGCCTACCTCATTTGGCCGATGCGCGGTGACATCGACGGCCTACTGTCCGCTGCCTGTATGAGTGAGCAGCATGACTTATCGCAACGTGATATCCGCAGTCGTACGGGCGCTCGCTGCCGAAACCATCAACTCCGCCGGTGGCTGCGACTTTGAGCCGAAGGTGCAGTACGCCAAGCAAAAGGGGGAGATCGTCGGCAAGGAGGCGGCATTCCTCACCGACTGCTGGGTGTTCGGCCGATTGCACAAGTCGCTGTCTGCAGCTCATTGGCGGGCATTGATCGCGAAGTACTCCACGCACGACGAGCGCAAGCACGGCGCCATTCTTGAGCTGATCAAGACGGCCCAGTCTCCAGCGCCGCAGCGTTTCCGCGAATGCGCGGTGCTGACGTGGGCAATTCCGCAGGTGGCAGGCGTGGAGAGTAAGCGGTCGGCCGCGGTGCTCCCGGCCGCGTGGTACGACATCACCAACTGGGGCAACGATGGCAAACCCGAGTCGACTCGGTACCGGTGGCGCTCGAACATCCGCAAGGCTCTCGACGACCAGGTGAACGAGGCGCTAACAGCTGCTCAAGAGCTGCTGGATTCAGAAGGCCTGATCGAAAGTTGCGCGGCATAGCAAATAGCCATTGCATAAAGTGAGAAAGTGAGAGTAAATAGCGCCATCCTGTCGTTTCTACGTGTGTAGGAGTGGCAACAAAAACCCGACCATAATGTCGGGTTTTTTGTTGGATTTTTCGAGTACATAAGGACATGGTCATGCGGGTTGTCACTTTCGTAACTTTTTTAGCTGTAGCACTTGCCGGTTGCTCTGGAATCCCTTCAGTTCCATATGAAGAGCCTGCTCAATCAGAGGGGTTGGCGCGTCTTCGCGTGATCACGAACTCCAGTGTGTATGGAGATAGCATCACTGGCAGTTGTGCCCCTGCTACCCGCCATAAGATGGCTGATGCTGGACGCTTCGGACGGGACGGGACGGCGAACATCAACTATCCGCAATACCCACTGAAGTCGGCGAGCGTTGGCATGCCGAAAAGAGTTTCGCCCACTCTTACTGAATACGTTCCAGCAGTTCGGATGGGCGAAGGCGTATATAAAGAGGTCGTAACCGAGTATCGCGTTCGGACTGATCTGCCGTTCCAAATTGCAACCCTGGGCGCGACCATTGGTAGCTATGGCAGCACATATTCGTCCTGCGGTGGCCAAGCGCTCGTCTACAAGCTGGAGTCAGGGAAAGACTACGAAGTTTTGGTTGGGGTAGGTAGCAGACCAAGCAGCGATGGCGGGCAAGCGCTTACTTGCATGCTCGGAGTTATCGAACTTATGCCCTTAGCTGGAACTTCAATCGTAATTCCCCAAATGCTGACACCTTCTGCGCCTCCGCAGGTGGCCTGCAAAAACTAACAAGCACAGCCCGACATAGAGCGGGTTTGGCGTATAGCAGAAACGAGAAAGCCCCGACATTGATCGGGGCTTTTTTGTACCTCCGAGGAAAGCCGCTACCCAGTGGATGTTTTCCCGTACGTTTCAAGTCCAATCGTTTCGGCTCCACCACACCCATTGCTCCGAGCTGGGAGTGCTGTTGGAGCTGATTCAATCCGCAGGCGAAAGACCGGAAAGACCCTCCTGCCCATTCGATACGAGAGGATCTACCCGATGACCCACATCACACGCTGCAAAATGACTCTCCGCTCCAAAGGCCCTGTTCAGGGCTCGACCGAATCGCTCACCCGCCTTCACTTCGGTGCCGTGTGGTCGGCGAACCCGCCGGAAGAAGACGCGATCTATGGCAAGTACACCCCATACGGCGAATACACCGTGAACGTGGCTGCCGATCATGCAGAACATTTCGAAGAAGGGAAGGACTACTACTTCGACATCTCGCCAGCATTCTGAGGTGGCTGCGACATATCTCGGCACAATTCTGCACGAATGTCCCGAACTCGAATGTCGGAAAGCAATGCTCCGCGGAGGTGCAGGACGTGGCCATTCACATGCGACCTGTGCCTGCAGTATTCGGATATGACTGAGTGCGGGATTGATACTGCTTCAATCACCTCGTACGACTCATTGAAAATTACAGCAATCAGTTCGTCGAAGTCGCCTTTGTCTAAATTGCGTATCACACCCAGTTGCCTGGATTTGTTGGCAGGGTGTACGCGGCGCGCTTTGATCTGGATCCTTTTTCCTGATTCTGATTCCGCGTCATGACCTGCTGCCGAATTTTTGGCGAGTTTCAAGCCTAGAGTTGAAGCGACAAGCCACTCAGCGTAGTCGCCAACAGGATTGTTCATCGTCCTAAGGACTTCTCGGTTTCTAAGTTCGCGGATCACATCAGACTGAAGCTTGAGCAAATCCTTGGTTTGCATCTCGCTGAGATTCATGCTGTGGAACTCCTTCATTCAGGGCATGTGGTGCCTCCGCTTGGAAGGCCCGGACACTGATAAGCCTGCAAGTGCAGTGCGATGGAAAAACACCAGTGCCCTGTGCACCGTACCCTAGGCTTTTTTAGGTAGGCCTAAGAGGTTTCGATAAGCAGCTTCGTCCAACTCGTAAAGCTCAGCAGCGCTAAGTTCCAGCCAGCCTTTATCCGGCACCATTCCACTTGGCATAGACGAATAGTTAAAGAGAATTCCCGCACCGGCACTCCTACCTTTAGAGGAAAAAGACGGGTAAGCCCAATATCTAAAATGATTCTTGATGACCTGTGCGAGTGAGTTGCGTAGCGCTTCAGGCGTTTCCTCTGATGCAAGTGTGTTCAGAACAATCTCATTCGCTTCCTCGGTTGTAATTCGTGGGTCGTAATACGCCCACAGGCGAAGCTTGTCAAAATCACGTCCATGCTTGTGAGGAGCATAGAAGAATCGCATTGGTTGGTACGGTGGCGGTGCCGACAGACCAAGATGCTTTAGAGCATCCTCCACCTGTTCGATTTTCGATGTGTGCAAGAAGTCGACTAGTCGATCACCTTGTACCTGGTGGACATCGAGTAAGCGACGCAGATCAGCTTTGCGCATCCCGCGCTCCATCATCGCATTCCACAGTGTGATTTTTGCCACCGTGACTGCGGGCAATGGGACGACATACTCGCCTGGCTCTGGTGGTGATGCCGGCGGTATGGCTCTGCGCTCTTCAACATAAATCGAAAGTGTTGTCTCTATTGCGTCCAAGGCTTCCGATAGTGCGTGAGCCTGATTTTCACCGAAGCTATTCAACTGCGGGAGATCCCGGCAGAAGATTGCTATGCCCGTCGTATCTTGTTCAAATCTAATCGCGTAGTCGTACATGGTCACTCCATTTGGAGGTGATGAATTCAATTCAGATATGTGAGGGGGCTCTTAGAGCCCCAGTTGTTTAATGATCGCCTTGCGGGTCGGTTCTGGCATTTCCTTGCTACCGTGATCCGCGAAGGTTGTCCTGTTGCCGTTTGGGGCGGTGACTTTGAAGTGGCTTCCTTTGCCGGCTTCGAAGGTCACCCCCGGTAACTGTCAAGGTATCTGTCGCCCTGTTTGATTTTTATGCAGCTATTTTCTCTACCTCCCTAACTACTCGGCGCTCTGGGTTTAGCGATACTAATGTCACAGGATGCCAGTTGCGG